GAAAGATAAGAGTCTCGAACACCAGTCCAGTGGAAGATTTCGTCGATCTGATCCGATCGCACGAATTCTTCGCCATACTGGAGATCCATTACTTGCAACAGTGCGTTGGTTGCCACCATCGGGGTGGCCGACTTCCAACGACTGACGTGAGTATGGATTAAGTTCTTGACTCGAGCAGCAACACTAGTTAAAGATCCTTGGGTCCCTTTCTTAGTCTTGTCACAGTCGGGATGGCGGGAGAAGAAGACGACGACGCGTCGTGTCACTTCATCTTCCACATCTCGCATGTGACTTAATCTGTCGTCGGGGACATCGCGTCCCTCGTCGTCAGTGACTGAGTCGGGGTCTCTGGGGGAAAGTGGTTTCTGATGTTTCTCTACAAGTTCCATGATTCTCTTACGAGATTCACGAACTAGGGGTTCCAGCCCCGCCTCACTAAATGCACGGCGCAGTGCAATAGTGTCAGCGAGCTGTGTTGACCCGTGGAGAATCGAAGCCGCCGCCTTCCGCCAGAGGGGTGGTGCATCCTGGTTACCCGGGAAGCCCCATCCACCAAGGACCTTCGGCCAATGCAGTGGCAGTCCTGTGTCTTCCATCCGTTTTAGCGTATCATGATGAATTGTTTTGATGACCGAGAGCACACGCTCCCGTCGCCATCGTTCGTCGTGACAGAGACTTAATTGTTCCTGAGCAACATCGGGGAGGACCTGCCACAGTGGTGACAAATCGTCCGATTTACGTCCAAATCTCTTCGCCAACATAATGGCAGAGATTCTGGGCCGGATGATCGTGCTTATGCGCTGGAACTTACGTTCGGCGTTAGCCTCTAGACCGGGCGCCTGGACGGCGATGTAATCCCAGAGAGTAATCTCTGTGGGTCTCGACGTTTTGGGTGCGGGAATCGGTAGTCTACCCTTCAACGTCTCGGTTTTGCCGAGTTTGAAGAGCTCCTCGACAAAGATCAAACCATTTGGTGATCGGTATGTCTTCTTGAGGTTCACTACCATTCCTACTTTCTGGAGGTTCGTAAAATACAGCTCTGAGCATGCGGCTGGCCAGTAGGCCCCCATGTCATCACCACATATGCAAACATTTGGCTGGTTACTCTTATCGAGCAAACGGTAGTAGTCCTTCGTCACGCGGGAGCCCTTCACTTGGGCCCCCGAGATCGTGACAAGTTCTTTTATCGCAAGCTTCGACGCTATCAGATTGACAATGGATAGGACTGGCCACGTGAGTGGCAGTCCCATGAGGATCCCGCGGGTGGTCGGTTTCAACATGAACTTCTTCAATACTTCGGAGTCAGTTTCCATCTCCTGTAGCCTTTGCGGGCCGAGGAGGAGGAGACCGACTTCGTAGTAATGAGGAGGAAATCCATTCTTCAGTACGGCCCAGATTCCGTCCCAGACGCTCCTTGCGAGGTCATGGCGGATCCAATCTGAGGCTGCACTGAGGTCAGTACTAAGGAATTCGTTCCCTGGTAAGGCCCCTTCTGATAGTGCTCTTTTGATAACACTGGGAACCCCAGTGCTCCCTAGGAGAGAGTAATTTAACGCCGGTGAGTGTCGAAATAGTGTGAGCAGAACTTTATTGATTCTTTGGCCGGCGACCACAAGGGCCGCCGGAGACATTGAAGCCAATCGAAGTTTCTGACCTCGCTCGCGGATAAGGACCGGCCTCATGAGAGGTGTCTCCTTGCTTCGGATCAGACCAAGGAGGTCATCCTCAGCAAGCCGGTTCTGAACGCGATCGAGGGCGTATTGACGTGCCCAAGCAGGGGCCGTTCCTCGGGGAGGAACGGCGGCTTTGTCTACCCTCATCCTTCCGTCATCCGATAGACGGGAGTTGAGGTAGTACTCAAAGCTTCTGAAGGGGATTACGAGGCTCCCTTTGCCGCCCTCTTCGATCTCAGGACGAAGAGGGGGATCGGCAAAGGGAGTGCCAAACAGGCCAAGCTCCTCCTTCATGGCCCTATCCTTGTAGTACGCATACACTCCACCTTTCGCACGACTTCGCTCCAGGCAGGCTGATGTGTTGAGGTTAGGGTTGGACATGTAGTCCAGCTCGACATAACCTTGCGCATCAGCTCTCTTCTTTAGATTCGATATGAGCAGACTCGTCTGTCTCTCATACTCGTGTAGGTCTCTGACTTCGGTTGTACGAGATGCCTCGTCGTACAGCCTACTAGTCCAGGCACGGTATTCATCCTCCTCTGCGCGTCCGTAGGACGGGGGGGGTGGGGGGATACTGCGGCCTAGATTGGAAAAGGTCCAGAGATTCTTGACCGTGAGAACTGACACCAGTTCTCCTCTGAAGAAGGAAAAGAAGTCCGGGGGTCCCCCCGCGACAACTTCTGCCCGGATGCCATCGCCGACAGCACGCGCTTGACATTGCGACGCAAACGCCTTAAGGGCTTTGCCGACAAAGTAGGCTCCTTGGTCATGCCAGGCTACTAGTAACCAATCCACCAGATCAACGATACCTATCCACGCCTCCTTGGAGTGAGGATTCGTGAGGTTGAATTGATTGATTGGGAATGCGATTTCAAGTGCTGCGCGAAGCGCCGAGTACTGCTGCTCGCGATATTCTTTATCGCTTATCTTTCCGTTATCGGTCTTCTTCTGTCCTTGAGGGTGCAATTCCCTGCAGATGTGCAGAATCCTTTTCGAAGCTCGGAGGGACGTATAGGGCTTAAACCCCTTGCGTCCCCACTCTTCCCAAAGGCGACCAACTTGATCTAGCGATTCCGGAATCCTGGCTATCCCTGCTTCAGATTTATTTTTGAGGTGGGGGGCCTCGGCTCCTGGATCGTGGTGATCCG